CCTGGTTCGCCTCTGCCTCACAATGGTCTGCTGACTCCTCAATATCTTCGTAACGCTGAGATGGTCCAAGACCAGATCATGATGAACGAGCAGATGATGGCGTCTCAGTTCATGCCTCCTGTTGGTCAACTGCCGATGGGTATTCAACCCCCTATGCCCCAGAAAAAAGGACGCCGCTGATGGATTCCAAGAAAGCAAAGAAAGCTGTTGACAAAGCAGCTGCACGTAAAGAAATGGCCGCTGCTATGGAGCTCGCTGCGCTTCAAGCTGGTGCAGAACCGATCGATCCTGAGATCCAGGCCGCTCAAGTTGCAATGCAACCTGTTGACGGTTATGTGACTCCGTATCACCGCATGGGCTCTATGCCTCCTACTGGCTATTACCCCGGCAATATGATCGGTGGTCCTAACGTGAGTGGAGTAATTAATCCTGTCGCTTAATAAACAGGATTGATAAACCGTTGCTATAATTTTTACCAAGTGGAGGTAATCCCTCCATTTTTTAGAGGCTTTTTGTCCTCGGGTATCAGCTAAACCTACGCTGAGAAACCAACATGTTTATTGATAACGATTTTCCCAAGCTGTTGGGCGCGGAGCTGTACCGTCCCCACCCAGCTTATATCGTGGAGATGGCCACTGAGCCCGTAGTTGTCCACGACTTCACCAAACAGCCCGGTCAGACCGTTCAGCTGGATCGTTACCGCTTCTTCGGTAACCCTGGCACGAAGACCAGCCGTGAGCGTACCCAGGATCAAACCATCGGTACCGCCAACAGCCGGTCGATCGTTAAGGACAAAGTGCTGGTGTCTCTGCGTGAGTACACCGGTCCTGCTGACCCGAACAACACCAACCTCCCGAGCACCTTCAAGATTGCTCGCGAGACTCTGATGACCGCTCAGCGTCTGCTGCTGGACACCGGGAACCTCAACATGTTCCACCAGTCCATCGGTTCGCTGACCCTGCTGGATGACTATCGCCGCTGGCGCGATCGCGTGTTCCTGGACGAACTGTTCAAGGCTGAAGCACGTGGTCAGTCCTCCGACACCCAGGGTGGTTACTACTACCCCAACGGCCACAGCAAGTCTGGTTCTACCGTCTCTGCTTACTCTGCAACTGAGTACGCTTCTGAGCGCTTCAAGTTCAACGTGAAGACTGACCTCCTCGAGGTGGTCAAGTCCCTGCGTAAGCGTAACGTTCCCGTCTTCGCTGACGGTTACTACCGTTGTATCGCTGATCCCTCTTTCATGAAGGATCTGCGTGCTGACCAAGGCTTCCGTGAAGTCGCCCGCTATCCCGGCATGGGCCAAGGCAACCCCCTGATGGGCGCCATGGGTCCCAACGGTGCTATCTACGGCGGTGGTCAGTATGGCCAAGCCCAGTTCGTCGCTGGCGAGCCCGTGATGCCTTCCGGCTTCGTGTTCGAAGGTGTCCGCTTCTTCGAGTCCACCAACTTCCCCGACAAGACCGCCACCGTTGACCTCAGCTCCGGTGCTGCTACCCGCACCACCCCCGCTGGTCTGTTCTTCGGTCCTCAGGCTGTTGGCGTTGGTATCGGTGGTCCTAATGCTCAGGTTCTGATCAACAACAACGACGATTTCAGCCGCTTCATCATCCTGATTTGGCAGCTGTACGCCGGTTTCGCGAACCTGAACAAGGACTTCGTGACCTGTGCCTTCACCATCGTCGAGTGATAAAGGAGGTACCTAACTAATGGCAACTTACAAGTCTGAAGCTGGCGCTATTCTGCAGCCCGGCAACCAAATCAACCGCCTGTCCTCCTACAACACCGAAGGTGTTTATGGTTGGCCTGGTGTCGAGCTTTATGAGCTCATCGGCTATGTCAAGATCAGCAACGTTGCTGCTGACAAAGCTGACTTCAAAACCCTGGATCTGATCATTCCTTCCCCCGATCGTCGTCCTGATGATCGCGTTCGTAATGATCGCACCTCCATGGTGGTCCAAGCCAGCAGCGATCGCCCTGCCTATGTGTATGGCGCTTCTCTGGCCCTGGCCGCTGACATCCCCTCTGGCGGTGTCGTCGGCTTCCCCGCCTCCCCTGTCACCTGTGACCTGCAGGGTACCGACACTGAGCACCTCGTGCTTGGTGGCGATTCCTCCGGCGCTCCTGGTATTCCCGCTACCGGTTCTACCACCGGTCTGCGTGCTGCTGGTGCAAGCCTGGCAATCGGTGCTTCTGGTATCGCTCAAGGTACTAGCGCCGTTGCTCCTGCTGGCTTCCCCGCTGTGACCGGCGTTACCGCGACCATCGCGTCCGGTGACTTCAACAACTCGATGATGTTCAAGACCACGTCTGATCTGACGTTCAAGGTCTTCAACATGAACGCCATCACCAACACTGGTGCCGCTAACGGCGACGGTGTGTTCATTAGCGCTGACGACTCCACTGCTGGTAAGGCGGCCTACATCGTTGCTCGCGTGAACTACCTGCGTCCCGCAGCTGCCGTGTCCTGGAATGACATCCAGGGCTTCATCGACTTCGCCTCCCAGGTGGGCGGTAACGACGAGTGATAATTCACTTCTCGTAGTCCTAAACATCGCGGGCCTCTTCGGCCCGCTTTTTTTTTATCTCAAGTTAGGATTCACTTTGGTAAGCTATCTTGAGGATTTAAAAGACAGGCATGCTGTACCAATATCGCCCCACTGGCGGTCTTGTTGAAGTTGTTTCTCAACACGGTGAAGGCATCATGATGTGTGTCGACGCATCTGATGAGGTTATTTATGTGGATGAATGCGATCTGGTTCCACACCTCGACGCAACCGCAGAAAAGATTCGAACTGAAGAGCGTTTGACTGCAGATCTTGCAGCTGATGGCATCAAGGAACCGAAACTCACCAAGCGTGAGACGTTCCCCGTCGACACCCGCATCAATATCAATACTGCCACTGCCCGGCAAATCGCTGATGCCCTCCCTGGCGTCGGCCTGAAGACTGCACGAGATATCAAAGATCTGCAGACCACCATGGCTGGCGAACGCTTCCAGCGCTTGGAACAGCTGAAGGGCGTGAAGCGCGTTGATTGGGACGAGATCTTCAAAGAGAATCTTGTCCGCGTGGACTGATAATTTGCGCGTGGTATTGTGTTATTAGGCAGACCGAAGTCCTGGACTGCCTATAACGCATTCTACGAATAATGCAATTAGATAGTTTCCTTAAATCTAAGGTTCGCTGGCACCTCGGTTATAACCTAACTTCGGTTCCCGCTGGTGATTTAGCGCGTCTCGAGGAAGCTCTCGACAACATCCAAGATTCGTACTGGTATTCGAAAATTGTCGAACAGGTCAGCAGGTGTGACGAGGCTGAAAAACGCACCGACATGACCGGCAGCGTCAATAACGATACAGTTCCTCGTAGCCGCATTGAAAGCATTGCGGGTGATGTCGATCGTACGATCGCCACCTCAGATTTTAAGGACACTCTAAAGACGTGGACGCAAATCTATCTCTACGAGACGGATCGCTTAGCCATGCATCTTTATGTCCCGAATTACCGAAATCCCGAGCAAGCTCGGTATCGGTTCAACCGGGAAGGTTCTGAATTTATTCAAGCCCTCCCTGGCCCTGCTGACGTTGCCGTTGGTACTCGTCTCATGCTGGAAAATAACTTCCGCTGAAGCAAAGCCGTTAGCAACCGTCATGCCAACAGATTTCCGCCAGGTCGCAAGAGAAAAAGCAAAAAAATACGGTCTTTTACCTCAGGTTTTTGAACGCCAGATTGAAGCTGAGTCTGGTTTTAATCCTCAAGCCGTCAGCTATGCGGGTGCTCGTGGCATTGCACAGATTATGCCAGCAACTGCGCGTGGCTGGGGTGTAAACCCTGATGATCCTGTCGCAGCACTTGATGCAGCAGCTAAGAATATGGCTGCTTACACTAAGACCTTCCTTGGTGGCAAAAGCCCTGGTGAGGAGACTGATCCTGTCAAGCTTCGCCAGGCTACCGAGAAAGCTCTGCGTGCTTACAATGCTGGCCCTGGTGCAGTTGAAGCCAGTAGAAGGTATGCGGAGACAAATGCTTATGTCAACAAGATCATTGGTCCAGATAAGTTTAGTTTTACGGAAGCGTTAGGTGCTCAGCAACCTGTACAACCTGAACCGGAACAAGCATCGACTGGAATCAAACTTTTAGCTGAGAATCTTCCCAAGATTGATCCCAATGTGATGTTGGGCGATTTTATTCTTAAGAAAAGAGCTCAACAACAGTTGCCACAGGTGCAATCTTCAATTGATCCTGTTTCACTCTTGAAGACTGCTTTTGGCTCTGCACCGACTTTTATTGAGGATCTATAACTATGAAGCAGTATTCGATCGTCGACCTCGGTAAAGAGCTGGAGAAATATGGACTGCGTGTTGGAGAGAACCCTGCCTTTGGTTCTGGCAAGGTCGGCAAGCATGCTCCCAAGTCGCACCATTACTACGGCGAGGCGATCGACGTTACTGACTGGCGTCCAGGTGAGTGGCAACAGCGCACCAAGGGGCTCTCAGAACGTGCTAAGAAACTTGGACTCTTCACTGAAGCCTTAGGCCCAGGAGATCCGGGTCACGATACTCATGTCCACCTGGCGCTCCGGAATAATGTCCAGATGACGCCGCAGCAAGTTGAATGGCTGGCGACAGGTCGATACAAGAATCAACAAGGCATGTCGCTTGATACGATGCCTGGACTGCAGCAGCCGATGAAGACTGCCGCGCCGTCTGTTGACCAAGAAGAGCTTGCTCAGATGGTGCTACGTCAGAAAAAGCAAGAAGCTGATGAGTTTTTAGCTGACTTTTTGACTAAGCGTACTGAGAAGCCAGAGGTTGTCGCCCCCTCTATTGATGCTGTTGGAATGCTGAAACAAGCTTTCCAGCAACCTACCTTCATGAGCTGATGAGATTCGCTTCTGTGCCCGGCTATACACAAAGTTTTCCGGTGACGTATCAAAATATGTACAACGATTACACGCTGACTACAGCCGGGTTCAGTGATCCATTTAATCAAACGCGCCGAGATGAGAGCCATCCTTGTTCTTACGTGGTTGGCTATAACGGAAGCAACGATCCTCGTTTCCAGCTAAACAATCCTGCTTACATGCGTGAGGTTTCACGCTCGCATTCTGATAACATTCCGCCTGTTATTCTTAATAAGAGGCCTATTCAGAATCAGTTCTAATGGCATATACCAAGCCAGAATTACGTGAGCGTCTGAAGAACCGCATTAAAGCAGGCTCTAAGGGCGGTAAATCGGGCGAGTGGAGCGCTCGTAAAGCTCAGATGCTGGCCAAAGCATATAAGGAGAAGGGCGGCGGCTACAAAGGCGGTAAAACCGAGAAACAGAAAGATTTGACCCGCTGGGGTAAAGAGAAGTGGATGACCAAAGATGAGTACGAGAAAAAGAACTGATTTAAACTGTATATAGATTTCCCGTTGTCATGTCATTAACATATTTCCAGGACACGCTTATTAGCATCAGCCCCCAATTGACCACGCCTGGTTTGGGGACTTTGGTGGAGGTGGCGGCGAATGACGGATTCCGCACCACGGATTACACTTTAATTGTGGTTGCTGGAAATCTTGGCGGCAACACTGTCACTGTGCGCTTGGACGGCAGCCTCGATGGGACAGTCTTTGCCCCGATCATCGGTAACCAAACAATCAATACAACTGATCCAGCTGTATTCAGTGTCTCAGGGCGTCCGGTCAAGTGGATCCGCCCCAACTTCGTTTCTGCCAGCGGCGGCACCCCGACGGTCAACTTTCAAGTCGCTGCTGCCTGATGGCTGCCGATAAGGCTATCGAACCCGGCAAGAAGGGTACGGAACGCTATCTTCCGGAGAAGGCTTGGGCAAAGCTTTCTCCTGAAGAACGTGAACGTACTGATGAGAAGAAGAAACGTGAATCTCGTAAGGGTAAGCAGTTCGTGAAGAATACTGAGCGAGCAAAGAAAGCAAGACGCGCTGTATCTTTAGCTGAAAAGAGGAAGCAAAGCCGTGGTTAAGTCAAAAACCAAATTGGGATATACCCTGGGGATAAACAGAGATACACGTCCCTACCAACAACCGCTGCCAACTGGCCAAGAGAAATTTCAAACTCTTGTTGGCGATATGGGAGCGGTTTATGCGGTCGGTCGTCAGCCTGAGCGAGAGTCCCCAGGTAAAGGCCAGCGTAAGGCTGGAGATCAGCTAGACTTATACCTAAGACAGGTTTTTGGTGAAGCAAAGTTCAGTCCTTTGCCACCTTATCCAGAAACAGCTTCTGACGTGGAAGCCTTTAATTATTTCGAAATTCCTGGTTAAAGATGGGACAGACTAAAGACAGGAGTGCAGGAAGTTTTAGCAGCGGTGGTGGGTTCGCGTCTGCTTCTAAACCCTCTTCTCCTTCTTACTATCGTCCGTCAGACTCTGAATCTGATTACGTCGTTAATCGTGGTTATTCTGGAGGATCCTTAGCATTCGGCGCAGCACCGAGGAATGATGAACCTGCAGAGTCGTCTACTCCCAGCAGAACATTAAGACAGGGTGGATTTTTAAAGGAGACACGGAGTCTCGGGAATGAGCTTTTCGGTAGACGTGATGCTTCAGAAAGAGGTGTCGCTGATGTCAGTGCTATGCCTAAAGTTTCGACATCTCGTATGGCTGGTGAAGCGATGCAAATGTTTAATCAAGCTTTCAATGACAGCATGGCTCCAGGTGGACAAGGTGAGGAGTCGGGTTATGGTGTTGGTGGCCTGGCACCCGCTCCCAAAGAACGGCGTTCTCAGTACCAAGCTAGCTCCAATGCTCCTTTCGGAGGTCAGTTAGTTTCTTAAGATGGCGAACCCCAAGAAAATGCCGCCAGAACTTCTGGCTCACTTTAAGAAGAAGCAGGAAGATCGCGGTTCCGAATCAGAGCCTAGTAGCAAAAAAGAGTCAGATAAAAAGAAACGTAAAGAGGCTGTAGAAAAGGCACGCATTAGAATAGAGAGCAAGAATAACCGGCGTAAAAATGACAAGCAGGAAGAAGCTGGTAAAAAAGGCGCTAAAGCAACCTGAGCTTTATACGCCAGCTGAGCTGCAGTACATGAAGATGTGGCTGCGCTATAAAAAACTCAACAAGCTACGTAACGCCACCAAGCAACTCACTGCGGACAAATGAGCTCTACCTCTACAAACAAACAGCCCCTGCTCGTTGACCGTCCGGCAACGTCCAGTACTCTTCTTACTACTGCTTCTGGACAGCCTTTTGCGACGAGCTTGGTGCCTTCGGCGATTGGCAACGCGACCAAAGTCTTTGATGTTGATTCCTCTTTAACGGATACATCAATCAGTGGGGCATATATCGATGAGATTTGGATTCGGTATAGCCAACTTGTTAACAATTTCATCGGCGCTAAATCAGCAGTTACTGCAACTTATGCCACCACGCTGTTAGCAGGTACAACAACTGCTGCTACCGCATCTACGGCAACAGTGAACGGCAGCCTCTTAACCGTCGGTGGCACGATCACGGGAGCCTTTGCCGTTGGCCAGGTTATCTCTGGTACTGGCATCACGGCAGGCACCAAGATCATCGGTTTAGGCACCGGTACAGGTGGTGCAGGCACTTACACGGTTTCGCCGTCGGGTCCTGCTTTGAGTTCTGGTACATCGACTGCATCGAGCATTTCTGGAACAACTTTGACCATTGGAGGCTCGATAACAGGAAGTTTTGCAGTCAATCAGATTTTGACTGGTAATTATATTCCTGCGAACACTCAAATCACTGCATTAGGAAGTGGTACAGGTGGTGCTGGTACCTACACAATCAGCCCTGCATTTACAACATTCCAAGCAGGTACTTCCAGCTCGTCAAGCATTTCTGGCACAACCCTTACGGTTGGTGGGTCTGTAACAGGTAATTTTGCGGTTGGTCAAGAAATTAACGGTACCGGTGTCGTTGCGGGTACCATCATCACCGCACTGCTGACAGGAACAGGCGGCGCTGGTACTTACACAGTTAGCGCTTCTCAGACGGTTGCCACCACGGCAATTAATACTTCTGCCTTAGCAATCACTAACGCAACGTCTTCACAATCGAGCATCACAGGTACTCAACTTCTTATCGGTGGTGCTACATCAGGCTCGTTTGCTGTCGGCATGACGCTTACCGGCGCTGGTGTCACAGCGGGCACAGTCATCACTGCGTTCGGAACAGGTTCTAGCAGCGCTGGAAGCATCGCCGGTACTACTCTAACTATCGGCGGCACGGTCACTGGCACCTTTGCAGTTGGCCAAGCAATCTCTGGTGCAGGCGTAACCGCAGGCACTGTTATTACAGGCACGCTAACCGGTACAGGAGGCGCAGGCACTTATACCGTTAACAACTCGCAGACTGTTGCAAGCACAACGATCAGCTCAGCGACTACAGGTGGCGCAGGTACCTACACAGTCAGCACATCTCAGAACTTTGCCCAGGGTTCTGGCGACGCTTCTAGCATCTCTGGCACAACCTTGACTGTTGGTGGCACCGTTACTGGCACATTTACAGTGGGCATGGTTCTCACCGGTTCTGGCGTTACTTACGGCACGACGATTACTGGTCTTGGTACAGGCACAGGTGGTGCGGGTACTTATACCGTGAGTGTTTCACAGACGGTTGCCTCCACGACTATTACTGGTACTACACCAGCAGCGATCAACGGTACTACTTTCCCTGATCAGCAAATCGATGCTTCGACGTTTAACCCCACTGCTCTTACTGCTTCTAACGTCACGGCTTCCAATGTAACCGTTACATCCAACGGTCACAACTTGCAAGTTGGTGAGCAAGCCTATGTCACTTACACCACTGGTTCTCCTGGTCTAACCAACGAAACAATCACAATTAGTGCGGTTACGCCAACTACATTTACTGGCTCTTCTGAAGTTGACGTAGTCACTACAGGAGATGTTTCTTACCAGGCTCCTATTGATATTTGTTTCTATTTAGTCAATACAGGCACGTTGACGGCTCTCACCCAATTTGAGCCGCTGTTTGTTGCATCTATTTCTGCGGTTCCAGGTAAGCAGAGCTTCAGCTTGACTGAAGAAGGTGTCCTGCCTTTGATCAACCACCCGGTCGTTCAGGCTGGTTCAAACTTCACCAGTCAGAATAGCAACGTGTCCCCGAAGACACGTGGACTTATTCTTCAGCGCGGTCAAGCACTCTACGCTGCCGTTAGCGGAACGACAGCACTTACCAACGGCTTCTACGTTAACGTCCAGGGCGGATACTATTGATTTGAATCATGCCGCAAAACAAAAATACATTTGGCGGCAAATTCGATAAAAATCTTATCGGCGGGTTCAGTGACGCGATTGATAAACAGTCGCGTTCATTTCAGAAGAGTAACGGAAATCCGTTTGACTTCACGCCTGCCGATAAATCTATCGATAGTGAGATTCGCTATTACAACCAGGAATCTCTATGGGCTCGTTGGCGGCGTGGTTACGAGCTTTATACGTTAACCCAGACTGTCTTTGGTTCCAAAGCTACGGGCAGAAACTCTCGTGGTGACTTTCGGATGTACTGCGCGTTCCAGCAGTTCCCGAATGTTTTCATTCCAGCGCGTTTATTTACGTTTCCAAGCAGTGATGTAGACATTGGCGAGCACATGGTCGGTGTTCGCGATACGAATAGCTTCAATTTTTACAGTTTTGGACTGCCTATCGATGCAGTTAGATATCTAGAAGGCGGTAAAAGCTCAACTTATTTACAAAATGGGACCTTGTTGACGGTTTCAGCCTCAAATCACGGATTTAAAACTGGAGATAACGTCTATATCAAAATAAACAGCGGCGCAGCGTTGTCCGAAACGTTACAAGTTACTGTTTTAAATGCAGATACCTTCACAGCAGTTGCCGGGGCCAGTCTCACTACGTCTGGAAACGCTACTTCACAGAAGATTTCCTCTTTTGAGAGCCCAGATTGGGTAGAGCAGCGTGTAAAAATACGCTTTATCCCAACTCCTGTTAACTTTTTTGCTGGTGAACGCCTTGCTGACCGTGTTATCGAACGTGATCCAGGCATTTTCTGTACGTATGAACGTGACGCAGGAACCACCGTGACCGTAACTTGCTCTGCGGAGCATGGATTGTCGACTGGAACTGAGGTTTTATTAGCTGTTCTTAGTGGTCAAGCACAGAGTGGTCTTTTTGAAGTCAGTGTCCTTGATGAGAACCGTTTTACCGTGCAGAACTATGAGGTTGGCATAACCGCTGGCACTCTTATCTTAAATAGACGCTTACGCGGATACGATTATCTGGACTATGTCGGCTACACGGTTACTGGAACCGATGCAGATACCAATGAGATCCTTTTCCAACGCGACGATAGTTACGGATCAACAGAAGTTAATGCACGTTCATCAATTGTTGTCCCTGCTCATAGGGGTTTTATTCCTGGTCGTTACCTGACAACGGAGATTAGGTATCAATGCACCTGCGCTGATTTCATGAGGCGTGAGAATTTGGACGTGAGCTCAGAAGCGACGAAAAGACGCTTCCCTTCGACACCTCTTGGCTCTCTTCAGCCTGGTTCACGTATTGATCGTACTGGAACAACGGTCAATACGACAGATGATGTCGGTACCTTTTCCTCGATGAAGTTTGTAAACGTCAATAATTTTTATCAGCCTCCTACATACCAAGATGGAGCCGAATATTCGTACAACAATCTCAAATACTACCAAATCCGCTGGTGCAAACACATTTATGCAGCCATGTTTTCGATTGTACATGACGAAGGTAATGATCCGATCGCTATTACGGCAAAATACATCCAGGACGGCGGTCCAAACATCTCGATTAATGCTCCAGGGCATGGTTTAGGACAAAATACACGCGTTCAACTGGATATCACTAGTGGAAACGTTACCAGCGGTGAGTTTATTATTTCTGAAGTGATTGATGCCGATAATTTTCTAGTAATTGCGCCTGTAAACCTCACTACGAGCGGATATTGCACGGTAAACAACCTGAAAAACCACGAATATGTTAAAGCTTGGTTATATGAGCCAAATGACCAGCCTGTTGGAGCTGCTTTAGAGAAGTTTTACGTGCGTTTCCATAAAGAATTTGAGAAAACACGAGAGCAGTTAGATCGAATGAAGATGATGGGATACGGAATGCCTTGGGTGGGTGCAATATCAATCACTGGTGATCGAAATCAGCCTGTGCAGGTCGGTAACTTCACTCCTGAGCTTGCAACCATGCTCATGACGGATTCGATCAGGAGAGATGAGAACGGCAACCTAGATCGTGATGGCAATACCAAAAACAGCACAACAACCAAGCTGTACATGATGCAAAAACTGTTAAATATTCCTATTTTTCTGTTGAATGATGCCAAGTTCGGGATGCTTGACCAGCCTTTGACGGATTACTCGGCAGATTTCCAATTTGCAGAGATTGATTGCGGTACATACAGGAACGGAGAACCTGTGACATCTCAAGCAGAGGCGTTAGATTGTGGAACCTATGTGAATGGAAGCCGTACCTCGGCACCGTTTGCTAGTATTGATTGTGGAATTTACATTAATAACTGATGACAACGCAAATATTAAGGTTAAGATCAACGCTCTTATACGATCGAGTATTCCCTAATCGACTTGGTCAAGGTGAATTTGCTGTCAACTTAAACCCGAATGAGCCAGGAATTTATTTTGCAGATAGCAATGCCTCGCCGGGCTTGATTAAAGTAGGCCCGACACATGTTGGTTCTGAACCACCGAACGTACTGCCCTCAGGATATCCTAATTTATGCAAGGGAGAGAGTTGGCTGGATAAAAGCAGCACCAACATTTTTAAAGTATTTGATGGCACGTCCTTCCAGCCAGTAAACGCAGTAGCCTCAACCTCAACCACAGGGTTCCCCTCTAACCCAGTAGATGGACAACTTCACTACGACAAATCAGTCCCTGGGCTACATATCTACAACGGAACAACAGGTAGTTGGGTGCTTATTTGATTCGATCCTGAATCATGTGCTCCCAAATTCTATCTAGTTTTTGGTGAACTGATTGCATTTCTCTAAGGAAATCTTGCTTCAGTACATAGTCTCTGAGCATGTTGTCTTGTAGCTCATCGATATCATTCTCTATGCGCCTTAAGCGAATATCTAACTTCTCATTGAAGCGACCTAAAGCTTTACCAAGACCAGCGAAAGCAGCAAGACCTGCACTGACGACGGCCATCAAAGTTTCAGGCGTCACTGTATGCTTACCGTTTTTCTTATTCTAAGGTAGTTGACAATTTAAAATAAAGATACTAGGTGCACGCATATGGCTACTGGTTACGAACCGAATATAGAAGGTGCTATAGCTGTCCTCGTTGACCTGATGCAGGGTAATGGGTTCACCATGACTCGGCAGCCGTACGAGCCGAATTACCGAGGCTTGGTCGACGCGATCATTGATATGAAAGAGGGGTTCCCAGCGTTTGCCCCGACCAGGGTTGGTTTCGACGCCACCACCTTTGAAGCGGTTAGTAACGGTGACGCCTTGTTTATGCGAGCAAGTGATGGTCAGGTCGGCTTAGCGCAGGCTGATGGCACTCTGGATGAGGCTACTGTCGTTGGTTTTGCAGACGATGATGCAGCTTCTGGCACCACTGTGAAAGTTTTAGTTGCAGGTCTTTTAGACGATCAAACAGGTATTGATCCTGGTGACATTTACTTCTTAAGCACCACAGCTGGTGAAATCTCCCTCTCACCTCCTACTTCTGCAGGTCACTTTGTCACGCGTGTTGGAGAAGGTGCCACAACGACATCCTTCAGTATTCAGATTGAGCCACCAATTCTTCTAAGCTGATGGCCGGAGTTAGTAATTACGAACCCTATTCACCTAATGCTGAAGGGTTTACACAGGTTTTACTGGATTTGAAATCAACAATGGCTGGACGCACTGTCTACGCTGTGGCTGGTTTTTTAGCAGAGGGATTTGAGGACGTTTCGCAAGGCGAAGCTCTTTATTCGCGGTCCAGCGATGGTAAGGTAGGACGTGCCGTTGCCAATGACACGCTAGACAAAGCTACAGTTGTTGGTTTCGCGCAGACTTCAAAACTCGCCGGAGAAGAAGTCCGCGTTTTGATTGTGGGTACGCTTGCTGGATCTGGATACGACGCTGGCGATTTATATTATCTTTCGAACGCGACGGCAGGTGCAATTACGAAGACTCCGCCAACGACTGCAGGACATCATCTAACCAGGGTAGGAGAAGCTGCCTCAACATCTGAATTTATGATACAAATAGAGCCGCCGATTACGCTAGCTTAAAACCTTAGTCTTGGTAGGATAGGTTCTATAAAAGGTTCATTCTTAGTGCTCTAAAGTGAGCCATGTAGGTATGCAAGATGGCAACTAGGAAGGCTATTTGTCTCGTTAGTGGCTTATTTCAGGAGGTAAACACTCCTACAGACAAGTTAGATTTTGCTGGTAACTCAACATCTGACCTTTCTGAAGGCACTAATGAGTACTTCACCAATGCGCGAGCGCGTGCTGCGATATCTGTTACGGATTCTGGTGGCGACGGTTCTCTTAGTTACAACAGTACAAGCGGCGTCATTACTTACACTGGTCCTTCTGCCAGTGAAGTCCGTGCCCACTTCAGTGTCGCAACCGGCTCAGGATTAACTTATAACAGCACGTCTGGTGAGTTCGGAACCAGTGCTATTCCCAATTCGCAATTAGCGAAT